AATATTATACGGATGGCCGCTTTTGGAGCGCGAGGGATTTGAATTTCTATGGGTATTTACGATTAATGCCATTTGGTGATCACTATATATTGATCACCGAAATACCAGAGAGAGTTGCAAGAGCGAGTCAATCGGTGATCATTGACCATTATGGCTCCCTCTAAACGCTTTAACATTTATTGCAAAAATTATTTCCTTACTTATCCCAAATGCTCTCTTACTAAAGAGGAAACACTTTCCCAAATCCAAAACCTAAACACCCCAACCAACAAAAAATACATTAAGGTCTGCAGAGAACTCCACGAGAATGGGGAACCTCATATTCACGTGCTCATCCAGTTCGAGGGGAAATACAAGTGCCAGAATCAGCGATTCTTCGACCTGGTCTCCCCAAACCGGTCAGCACATTTCCATCCGAACATTCAGGGAGCTAAATCAAGCTCAGATGTCAAGTCCTACATCGACAAGGACGGCGACACCATCGAATGGGGAGAGTTTCAGATCGACGGAAGATCTGCCAGAGGGGGACAACAGACAGCCAACGACGCTTACGCCGCAGCACTTAACACAGGCAGTAAGCCGGAGGCTCTTAGAGTACTTAGGGAACTAGCCCCTAAAGATTATGTTTTACAATTTCATAATTTAAATGCTAACTTAGATAGGATTTTTACACCTCCAATGGAGGTTTATGTTTCTCCTTTTTCTGTCTCTTCTTTTGATCGAGTTCCGGAAGAACTCGAAGAGTGGGCGTGCGAGAATGTAGTGGCGGCCGCTGCGCGGCCTCTGAGACCCTTAAGTTTAGTGGTAGAAGGTGACAGTAGAACAGGGAAGACGATGTGGGCCAGGTCATTAGGTCCACATAATTACTTGTGTGGGCATCTAGACCTAAGCCCAAAGGTGTACAGCAACGACGCATGGTACAACGTCATCGATGACGTTGATCCCCATTTTCTCAAACACTTTAAAGAGTTTATGGGGGCCCAGAGGGACTGGCAAAGCAATACCAAGTACGGCAAGCCAGTTCAAATTAAAGGCGGGATCCCAACAATCTTCCTTTGCAATCCAGGGCCCAATTCCAGCTATAAAGAGTACCTGGACGAGGAAAAGAATTCCGCTTTAAAGACGTGGGCTTTAAAAAATGCGTCGTTCGTCACCCTCACAGAGCCATTGTACTCAGGTGCCCATCAAAATCGAGCATCAGAAGGTGAGGAAGAAGTACAATCGCAGGAAGAGGGTGGACCTTGAATGCGGGTGCACATACTTCCGCAGTCTCAACTGTCACAACCATGGATTCACGCACAGGGGAATACATCACTGCAGCTCAAGCGACGAGTGGCGTATATACCTGGGATATGGCAAATCCCCTGTATTTCAAGATCCTAGACCACCTGGACAGGCCGTTCCTCCGCAACCACGACATCATAACCGTCCAAGTGAGGTTCAACCACAACCTGAGGAAAGCCTTGGGGATTCACAAATGTTTCATAACCTTCCGGATCTGGACTCGTTTACATCCTCAGACATGGCGTTTCTTGAGGGTCTTACGCAATCAAGTTCTTGGGTACTTAGATAGATTAGGAGTTATTAGTATTAATAATGTAATTAGGGCTTTTGATCATGTATTATACAATGTAATTCAAGGCACAATTCAGGTGCAACAAACTGAGTCAATAAAATTCAACCTTTATTAATCTTAATTCGTTACAGTATCGTAGAAATAACTCCTACATTTCAAAGTAGCATACACAGGATTAGAGGCATGCGTACATGCCATGTACAAGAGCAAAGCATTCTCAGTATGGTTCTCGTATTTTCCGGCCTCCTGGTGGTTGTAAACAACATAATTGTTCACACGATAGAACTTCCTAATAATAGCAGACTCCTTAGCTGCATATTGCCCTCCGGTCACCGTTGCATGGAACCTCCTTAAAACCTGGAAACGATCACGTTTGTCGTTCTTGACTGTAGCAGTGGCGGGCTCGTTATCGTAGACATTAAACACCTGCTGGAAATCCAATGGAGTTCCCGTAGGTCGCCGATCCCTAACAATCCAAAACATAACGGTGTTCGTGTGGTTTTTCACCTTGATATTCTCGTCCATCCATATTTTCCCTACGAAATACAATGATTTCACACAGAAACGCTTACCCACTCGGTGGGTCAGCCCAATACCTCTTGTAACATCAGACAAACAAATAACCTTACCCATGTGCCCAATATCGTCTTTGGCATCGAACGATTGCACCTTACATGGGCCCTCACAGCCCTTAGGAACATCAGGGGTTCGATACATTCTGTAGAACCTGGGCTTTCTGTTCATGGGCCTGTTGGTCCATCTTCTTCTCCTTATGCCTGGGGCAGTAAGGGCAGCAGCAACTGATGGGCGAGGACTGTCGAAGTTCAGCCTTCGACGCGCGGAAGAAATTGGAGAGGAATACGCCATACTTGCAGGACGCTTGGACATAATCCTTACACCTCAGAACGGAGATAAGATCACGGACGTATTCAAAACCCAATGTGCTAGGTTCGTAGCTCTTCGCAATCTCCTGCATATACTTCACCGCAAGCATAGAACGGAAACCGTGAACGGTTTCAGGGAATTCGTTCTCTAAAGGGTCCCACATATTTGAACCCAAAACTTACGAGGGAAGTATTATATAGGGAGGGAAAAAACAATTAAGCTTTGAGCGCGCCTTCTGGTTGGTCGACAACATTTAGTGGGGGGGACCACTTTAAAAAATCGCGCGGCTATCCGGT